CGCCAAGCCTAACTGTAGAGTAGACGATGAAAAAATTATGCATGCCAACGATATAATTAAATTGCATCTTAATAAATTTAAAGATTGGTCGTGCAATGCTGGCCTAGAAAGCCTAATGATTAACTGGGACGGCGATGTTCATCGAGCTACATGTAGGGTTGGGGGTAGTTTAGGTAACATCTATCAAGGAACATTTACTGTGCCAGATACTCCGATTATTTGTACTAGAGAGTGGTGCACCTGTGCCGCAGACATTCCCCTTACAAAGCTGTCTTTGTAATATGTGTGTCTGGTTGGCAAGAACAATCTATCTTTGGACAGATAACATCGTTGAGTTCTAATGCAGAAAATTGTTTAAAAATATTTACAGGCTGACTAAACACAGGAACCTGACAGGATCCCAATACATCACCGCTAGGATTTACTGATATAGATTCCTTGCCAACTTCACACTGCCAATTTTTAAACGTATTCCATTTGTTTGTAATAACTTCCTGAGAACGATTTGCTGTTGCTGTTCCGTCATCGAACAGAGAAATGCTTTCATGCATCCTAATATCAGACAAATTCTTAAAGACCCATTCACTATCTGGAATACGTTTTAGATCAATATAGTCAAGTTGTTCTTTAGAGTAACAATCCATTCCGTGACCTAATGCATCTACAATTGGTTTTGCTTCGATGAACCAAGATTGCTTGCTTAATTGCATGCGTTCAACATAGGATACACACTTGTCCCAATTTTGTGCATCCATGAGCATTAACGCAGTTACTTTAACACCCGCTGTAAACAACAAATCTCCCACAGTTATCTGATGATCAATATTTACATATTCGTTATGGCAGCTTAATACCACGTCATCGAATGCCTGCGAGTTTTCTTCCCACCAGCGAACTGTACGTGATCCATTACTTACCAATGTGATATACACATTGTGAGTCATTCTTATTTGATTGCAGAATACATGTAGGTCCGGCCACAGTGTAGGTTCGCCACCGCCAGATATTATTAAATGAAATTTATTTTTCCCCCGTGTCTTGTAAAAATCAAATAATTTTCTAAAACTGTTTAGCACTAATTCAGTGTCTGCCGGGTAGCGAAATTTATTATCGTGAGACCCTGGGAAACAGTAAGAACAATTAAAGTTACAAACATCGGTAGGCCAAAATCTAACCTGTAGTGTATTTGACTCTTGAGTTGAAACTATTCGAATAACTTTTTTCATAGTAAATGTGCTATTTCGGGAAACACTAATTTAAAGTCAAGACCACGTTGCTTATCCATAGTAGTAACATACTCACCGAATGCAGGCAATAAATGTGTATGATCTTCTGCATCCATAAAATCTAATATAGCTTGCCAACGTTTCCAACCGTATGGATTTTCTTTCCAATAGTTGGTGTCTTGTCTATAGTGTTTATACAACCAACTAGCTAAATCTGCAAAAAGTTTATGAACTTCTTTTTTATCTTCTAGGGGCAAACATTTAATGCTTAAGAAGGTTGGGATGTACAACAAATGCATATTAACTAATCCGCCACCTGCTTCTACCCCGTCGGCAATATTAGTAAAATTAACTTTTTTAAAATTTTGTTTAACTTTCCATTTCGCTAATTCTGGAAGATTTTTGATGTTTAGTATTTGTATAGCGGTAGCAATACTAACATGTATGTTATCAGGCGTATTGTCTAATCTGTGTAAATTCTTTTCGATAGTTGCCCAGTCGCTAGGGTAACGAATATACCAATTTCGATCCCCTACTGCATCAATACTAAATCCTATTTTGACTTTTTTAAACTTCGACCATAGGTCTATGATCTCTTCGTCTATTAAAAGTCCGTTGGTATTATAGCGTACAAGAATACTATCTGCATATCCCTGTCTAATAATTTCTTCTAAGAACCACTTGTGTTCTCGAATCATTAGTGGTTCTCCGCCTGCAAAATATACCTGTTTTAAATTAGGAATTTGTGCATACATCTCTTTCCAAAAATCTGGATTTTCGTGCCATTTGTTGTTGAAATCTTTACGATTCCAAGACATCTGTTTTTTTAGTTCAGCATGCTGGAATAGTGGAAATACTTTCTTATGATCGCCGACCCATTGACTACTGTCGTGTGGGCTGCACATAATACATTTTAGATTGCAGGTATGACCGAGACGTAGATCTAAGTAAATCAACGATTCGGGAACAGAACCGTCTTCAGTAGTTTGATTGATAAGCTCAGGTATGTCAATGCCTTCGTTGATCCAGGTTCCATTTTCCCACATGCGTTTACTAACAACACCTTTACTTTCTTCATCGAAGCATTTAGTACAACTGGCAGGTATTTTTCCTTCGAGCATAGTGGTGCGCACCGATTTCATATATTCGTTGTTCCAGGCGCTCATCGGAGTTTCTCGTCCAAAGTTTGCAGGACTGCCTGTTTCGTTTTTAACTAATCCTATTTCATGATCGCCGCCTGCTCCGCTACTGTTGGCATTACAACAAAGACGCATATCCCCATTCGGTCGTGTGGCAAAGTGTATCCAAGGTAACACACAATAAGTGGGACTACCTGACAACGTTTCAACTTTACGTTGCCAATTACCTAATAGCGAGTCATCTGGTTGTAACCAATATACTTTACTCATTGAATTCTGCTGTCCTAATAAATTGATCATCGTACTGAGTAACTATCTTCTCAGGAAATGTTCCACAAGTTTTAGCACAGGTGGCTAATTTTTTATTATTCCAGTAGTCGGGCCATACTGATTGCCACCGACTATCTTCTAAAATGTCTTTAATAGAACGTTTGGTCAGATCAATTGCATTATACCCGCCAATGCTGTTAACAATTTCGGCAATAACATTGGTTTGATCGCCCTGATATTCGTGTATAAGGTCTGTGGGTTTAGAGTAAATGTAAGGCAATGCTCCGAGCCAACAACAGGGCCATAAATTTTTAAATGCGTCAATATACAAACTTTTATCAGCAGCTATCTTACATTTAATTTCTGCTTTCTTAACTACTTCTTTATAGGCTTTAATTATTTCAGGTTTGATAAATGTTATTTTATGTTCAGATGGCGGCTCAATAGTATATGCTAAATTTCCATCTTTATCTAACACCTCAAGAAAAGGCTTTTCTAAAAATCTACTTGTTGCCTTGTGTTCGAATTTAATGAATCCTAGTTGTTTTGCCATGATTTCGGCCTGCACAATTTGGTGTTCATTATGTTTAAATGACAGGAATACCCATTCGGCTCGCCCGCCATGCTTAATAAATGTAGTTGCGTTATTAATAATATTTTTAAAATTTGTACCAATACGATACAGGTGATGAGTATCTTCGAGGCCATCTAGCGCAAAGTGTACAGAATGATCTCTAGGCAATACTCTAGCAAGATTTTTCCACCAGTTATCATTTCGGGCACTACCATTTGTGTGTATTCCTAATTTAATAGAAGGCTTGCTATCTTTGCAATATTGTACAATGTCTATTAGATAGTTAGACATAATCGGATCACCATAGTTTCCACAAAAATATATGTGATCTATACTGTTAATTACCTCCAAGGTAACAATCTGTTTGAACTCGTTTAAGGTAATTTCACCTATGGGAAGTTTTGGATTGTTTTGACCGCCATGATAATTTCTTGCACACATTGGACAGCTTGCCTGACACTTAGATGTTAACTCTATATGCAATGTTTTTAATTCTGAAAACTTAAACATAATTTTTTCCAATAATCATAAATCTTTTATATAACGGTAAGTTAAGTTCGCCAGCATACAGAATATTTTCTAATCTCGATTGCAATTTAAATTCTTCTAAGTCCTTGGCTATTCTAATATGTTCAGGAATATTATAATTGTTACTCTGTAAGACCAATAAACTATTATAAGGCATTCCGCTTAACCATAGATCGTACTGATCTTGAGTAATATGTTCGCAGCTGGTATTGATAATCACATCAGCATCACTACGTATTTCACACATGTCTGCTGTAACAGCACGAAACTTGCCAATCATTTCTTCAATCTTGTTCATGTTAACCGCAATAGGTTCACAGGCAGGATCAATATCAATGCTGCGGATATTTGTAACAGATATATCACTTTGAAATAGCATGCTAGCTAGAACTCCAACCCACCCACCATGTATGTCTATGCTAACAAACTTGCTAACATTATTGCGTAGGTTTGTAATCAACCACTCTTTGCTTTTAAGTTGGCCTGACCAAAACGCATCCATGGTCCTCATAGGATCTGGACTTTGTCGGATAGCCTGCATCCAGTGATGTAAGTGTTGGGTATCTATTTGCATTTTGGTATCTTGCTGTCGGCACTACTAACACAGCTAGGTGTAATACAGCGATTAGGTTCCTTAAATAGTTCAAAGCTGTCTAGTGTGCCCAACGGTGTGTCGTGACAACTGTAACTGCGTTTGACTTCATTACCTCTTATTATAACACTTTGATAACCACTATTGCAACTCCAACCTTGGAATTTGTTGAACCCAAAAGCATTAAATCTTTCTGCTTGATCGAACAAATATTCTTTGTTGTCTGTATCATACAATGCTATTTGATAAATGTCTTCACCTTGTGATGTTTGAGGAAATCCAGTCTGTAATAGATCAATCATTTCTGTTGTGTAGCCATCAACTACACGACTCGCTGTAGGATCACTTTGCGGTTTGAGTGTAACATTGATTCCACGAGCATGAAGCCGAGACATGCGTTCATAAAGCTCATAAAACTTTTCCGGAACCATTACTTGATTGACTGTGACATGCACACGCTCATACAACAACTGTAGACACTTGTCACCGAATTCCTGCTCTCGAGCAAACTCATCATGAAATGATGCTGTGATACTTCTACGCTGTAACATTTCAGTATTTTTACACCAGGTGCCCCACCATTTACTTCCTGGTGATAGATTGGTGGTCATATGAACACTTTGGTAAGGAGTTTGAACTCCGTCATCTAAATGTTTTATCAACTCGTGCAGCTGTCGGTAAGCAGTGGGTTCACCGCCACTGAAACTCCAATGGAATTCATTGAAGCCATTTAGTCGAGCCTGCCGTTTGATTTCATCTACAGTATTAGTATATACTTCTAAAGGCTGGTGATCTACCTTGTCCGATCTAGCATAGGGCCAACAGTAAGAACAGTTATAATAACAGAAACGGCCCAAAATCCAACTGGTAGAAAATAACGGGCGATGCAACATGGTGCGTTGACCAAATCTTGTTATGTTATGGAATGGTATCTTTGTGAAGTCTTGTGTCATAATCTGACAGTATTTAACTACAAAAGTCTTGACCTTTTGCGTTTGCGGTTATATACTGTATGTGTGGTCGTGAGTGGAATGGCATACCTCCGGTCCGTTGTGAAACGCATTTGGGCAAGGGCAACGTCTTAGACATCGCTTTGTAGGTTCGAATCCTACCGACCACACCAATTACTATTATAAGTAGTAGAACATAACTTAAGGAAAACATTATGTCAAACACAGTAGAACAATTAAAAACAGCGATGGAAGAATTTTTATCAGAGGATGCTAAATTCGCAGCAGGCAATAACGCAGCAGGCACCCGGGCTCGCAAAGCTCTTCAGGAAATAGGCAAGGCAGTTAAAGCTCGCCGCAACGAAATCACAGAAGAAAAAAATGCCCGCAAAGAAGCAAAAACAACCGCTTAACTACGACTCAGACACCGTGACCACAGACACCGTGACCATAGACAGCGGCTATGGTGCGGTGCCTTATATCACCAGCATAGGCAGCAGCATGAGTGACACTATCACACTTGATAATACTCTGTGGTCTAGTGGATCAATAACATTACCTTATACTACCACTACTGTACCTAACGGCGGTTACACTATTGCTTCTGGGGCGGGAACATATAATTGGAATAATACTACCCCGACTACAGTTCAAATCAACACCGACGGTCTTACCATGGCCGAAGGTACAGATATTACCATAGGTGGTAAGAGTTTAACCAAAGCCATCGAACAGATTGAAGAACGCTTGGCCATACTGCATCCCAATCCAGCATTAGAAGAACGTTGGGACCAATTGAAAGAACTGCGTAAGCAATATATGGAAATGGAACGAGACCTTCTCGAAAAAGACAAGCTCATGAAGATTTTAAAGGAAACATAATGAATGTTCGATTACTCAGTTACAGTCAACCCACACAGGAATTTGCAGATCTTGGCATCCAAGATGCACAGGAACTCATTGCGTATTGCGCCCGTGTCAGCAACCCATCAAACCAACTCAACACAGACACATCAGAAAAACTCATCAGATACTTGGTCAAACACCAACACTGGAGCCCACTCGAAATGGTCTCCGCCTGTTGCGAAATTACCACAACAAGAGATATTGCCCGACAAATCTTGCGACACAGAAGTTTCTCATTCCAAGAGTTCAGTCAGCGATATGCTGACCCTACTCGAGACCTGTCGTTTGTATGTAGAGAAGCACGACTCCAGGATACAACCAATAGACAAAATAGCATAGAGACAGACGATGAGTATTTACAAAAACGGTGGGAAGAACAGCAGGAGCGGGTGATTTCTATTTGTAAAAATGTGTATGGATGGGCTATTGCAAACGGCATAGCTAAGGAACAGGCTCGTGCTGTATTACCAGAAGGACTTACAGAAAGTCGTTTGTATATGAATGGAACCCTGCGGTCATGGGTGCATTTTATTGAACTACGCTCGGCTAACGGCACCCAGAAAGAGCATCAAGAAATTGCTAGAGCCTGTGCAAAAGTAATTGCAGAAATCTTTCCTCTAGCCGAAAGCCTGGTAAAATGAAAGAAAAAATTGATCAGTTTTGTAAAAACTACGAAATACAAATTGTAGATGATCAAAAACGTAGGGCCAGATATCACCCTCCTAGGTATTTTACAGATCCCCTGCGAGCAGATATCATAAGCAGAGATTTTGTAGAATATGAAACAGAAAAAGTCTTTACAGTTCAGATACCCGAAAGC